CAGCTCCGTCGTGCCGAATTTGCTCATCGCTTTCCACACGGTCAGCGTTCCTCCTCTGATGAAGTAGGCCAATATGCGAGCCTGTGGCTTTTTTAAATTCTCCATAGTCTTGAAATTTTAAGGTATTCGTGCCCTGACGCCATCGAAGACAAGGCTCGCCGAATAAATAGTGGTATACGCCAGCCGAAGCCGGTTATCTATTTGGTCGCCATCAGGGCATAAAAGCGGGATTGCGCAAATGACTACAAACTTGAATTGCAAATGGACAGAAAGAACGTGTGCACAAAACCCGCATTGGAGCCCGGATAGGTACATTCAAACCACACCGGGCATAGTGTTGATACGGCTCACCGGATCGCTCCGGATCATCGCTCGCTCGTTGGTATTTATCTGTTGCCAGCCCTTCTGCGCCAAGTCGCTCACTGGGTTTTACATCCACTCGGATGGTTCTCGTGTATCAATACGTCAAAGACCCGAAAATCGCTTTCTGCCTTGCAGCTGGGGTTATTGCCAGCGATCAAACCCCTAACCCTTGCGGGCTGCTATCTTGGGAGTGCGGCAGGATTCGAGCCTGCGTAGATGATACTTTGCTTCACATCTCCTTCCGTTAGTTATGCGGAGGCATTGCCAACCTGCCACGCACCCCTTGTTGGTTAGTTTTCTATAAACTCTTCCACCCGGAAGCCTCGGCTTCGGCGGGGATTGCGCAACCTGCGACATTCGAAATCCGTACTGAACACCTCCACCGAGAACAGACACAGCAGAACCGCGGCCCCGATGCGTCGGGTCATTTCGGACACGTTGAGCGTGATGCCGAAATTCTGCGTGAAATACCAGGTAACCAATGCCTGCAAGGTCCGCTTCGTCCCCGTCTTGTCGTAGATGCTCTGGAGGTGGTTCGCTACGCATTGGTAGATCACGTTCATCCGATCTGCGATCTCGCGGGCCGAATAGCCCAGCACAACGAGGTTCATTACCTCACGCTCGCGTTTGCTCAGTATGGTGTCAGTTTTCATAGTCTTAAGCCAAGCCCCAGGGATCGGATACTCCCCATTTGGTAAATATCTGTTCGATCTTTTCCCGTTCTGTGGGCGTATGGTTCACATAGCCGTATTTGCGATTGTGGAACGCTTTGTCGCATAACCCGCCTTCTTTTAACGCCTGACTAATCTCATCCATAGCAATGCTGGCGAGGTCCCGGCCTTTTCTCCGGGCGCGGATGACGTTGTAACCCTTTACAAAGGCGCAACGCTCGATGTCTTCTTGTGAATGATTCATTGTTATTATTTGTCTAAAATTTCAAGTATCCGTTTGATACATTCCGCCTGCTCGTCGAGTAAGGCCGTCAGGCGGTCGGACATTTGGGTTAGTTCGTTCATTTCCGTATCGTGTTAATCTCCGTAATAGGTTCTGCTGTCTCCGTAGTAGTCGGCCGGGATTATCAGCGGGAGCGGATCGAGGGCGGCGGCTTTCGGCTCCTCCATCGGGCGGTTCTCAATTATCGCCGTCATCACCGCGATCTTCTCGTTGCGCCATGCTTTCTTCAGACAAGCCGAGAAAGTCATCGACGGCTGTACCTTTTTCAGATACCATGCGTTCTTCATGATCTTCGATTTGTTGTAAGTTTTCATGGCGTTTCAGTTTTTTTGTATATTTTTACATTTTAATAATCGGCAGGTAACTATACCTTTGCCGTGTATCGCAATGCAAATATAAGTATTATAAAAGTATATTGCAAGTATTTTGTAATTAATTTTTAGTTTAATTTATGACTTTCGGGGAACGACTGCGACAAGTAATTGAAAATAAGGGAATCACACCTTACCAACTTTCCGCTAAAACTAATGTATCGCAGGCTACACTAAGCCGCATTTTGGCAAATTCAACCACAAAGCCCAGTATCAAGACCGTAGAAGTAATTGCGGATTACTTGCAAATATCGCGCGAATGGTTGCTTACCGGGAATGGCGATATGCACACTAAATCGGAATCCGATGCGTCGTTTTCCGACCTCTTGGCGGTCATAGTCTCCCAGCAGCGCACCATCGAGAACCTTTCCGAAACCATAAAAAACCTAACTTCAAAGAACCTGTAAAACCATGAAAGAATCCGACATGCCAATAGCGGATGAAATATTACAACGCCTCAAAAACCAATACGGAGGTATCACCGACGCGGAGATTGAAGAGCTAACGACCGATAACGCTCAAGCATACCGTATCTGTCGTTCTTTGTGCGACTCAGGAGTTGCTACGAAAGACAGCATCGGGCTGAGCGGCACGGGGAAGACTGCATTCGTAATATCGGAGGGTGGCGCGAAATATATCTACGAGCGAGAGCAAGAAGATATAAATACCCGCGCCCTCGAAAACGAAAGCCTCAAACTGTCTGTCGCCGAGATGAAGCGGAACAAGGTGGCATTTTGGTTGACAATATTAAACTCCATAATACTACTGCCTACCGTGTTTAAGATGGTCAAGGCGCTTATTCTGTATCTTTCTAATCTCTTTTAATACAGTCAAACGTCTACGCCGTATGCGCAGCGCGTCGAGCCTGAGCCATATGGCCGTTACCAATAATACGACATTTAGCACTTGCAAAATCGTTAATACAGTAATGGTTGTATCCATTCAAAGAACGTTTGTAAACCCTATTGGCACACTATTTCGCCCTTTCGGATTTGGTTGTTTCAATCTTTTTTATATATCTTTACATTGTTTTGCGGCGTAGAACTATTTACCTTTGCGGTGTAGTTCAATTCCACGATGCAAATATAAACTTTGTTTAGTGTATATCCAAACAAAAAGCAAACTATTTTTAGACACATTTTATAAATGACTGAGACTGAGAGAATAAAAAAAGCCATAAAATGGCTTATAGGTAGCGGCATTGCTAAAACTCAAGAAGGAATAGGTCTTCTAATGGGCTATTCCAATAAATCCGCATTCTCCCAAGTAGTCAACAACCCAGATAAAAGGCCGGAAGATTTTGTCGTGCGTTTATGCAACCTAAACAATGCACTAAACAAAAATTGGTTATTGACCGGCGAAGGGTCAATGCTCAAAAATACCGACCAACCTGTCAGTCAAGGAGGAGAAGACGCAACACTTTCGGAAGCTGACTTAAATAATTCAAACACTATGAAGAAGTATTTAGACCAAGTCCTTCGACAAAACGAGGAACTAATCCGGCAAAACGGGGTATTACTTGACTTGTTCCGAGAAGAGAGGGCTAAAAACAAGGGCGAAGTCGCCCTAAAAAAAGAGGGCTAAAGGTGTTCTAATTAGACTAATGCCTACCGGAGGAGAGCCGGAGCCGTATGCCAAAGCACACACATAATAGCACTAAAAATAAAATCATGCCCCTCTCCGAGTATCCGGGGGGGGTAATTGTATAATAAAAATAAATGTTTATGGAACTTATTGCTTTATTGTTGATTGTTTTCGGTGTTTTACAAATAATCCTATTTTTTAAGTTGTGGAAGATGACAAACGATGTCAATAAAATTAAAAACAAAATTACGCAACCATCAATTTCTATATCTATTATTAGACGAGAGATAAAAAAGAAAAATCCCGATATTGCAAATATACTATTCGATTCAATGTGGAATGCCCTGGAGTATGTATATGAAAATAGAAATAAATATTACGTTGACTATTCAAGTCAAATTGATTATTTCAAAAAATTATATGAACAGGCAGGAGTGCCGTTCCCGGAGGATGTGACGGCTATCAAGTCCGACAATGACTATCTAATATATAGCGGGAGAGCGAATAAACCCTAACGCACCCTCCCAACTCCCGCCCCGACTTCTGCCGGGGCGTTTTTTATTATTTTGTTCGCAATAAATTTGCATAATACGCAAAAGTGTATTATATTTGTATTACAGAAAAGAAACAAACGATATGAACGTCGAACTAACAGAAAAAGAGTGGGATTTGATCGAATCTATACGCAATTACCACAAAGCCTATCCCAACGGGAAAGAAGAACAAGAATGGTATATCGAGATGATCCTACAAGAATTATTGGAACGTGACTAACAACCAGCCCTCGGCCAATGGTCGAGGGCACAAAAAGACAAATATGGAAATCATTGTAAA